GGTGCAGTTACAGCAACAACAATACTAGTCAGATATGGAAGCCCATTAAACTAGGTGGATATTATGGCATTTTTTTCTAAACCAATCAACAACTTTCAAGTAAACAGTGGTAACACTCCACTTCTATACCCTGTAAGGGTCATTTGTGCCGCAGGTGTAACAACTGGAATATCTTTTCCAGACCAATTCTTAGGACGTGCAATCTCATTAAAAATATCAAACAATGATTCAGCAAACGCCGCAAGTTATGATTACAATCTTAACGGACAATTTCAAAATCTAGCCGCTTCTAATTTTGCAACTATTGATAATACTATAGTTAACTATCTAACAATTACTGCAGGAGCTGCAGGAACTACTCTAGTAGAAGCTCAGGTACTTCCTGCAAGTCGTGACGAAGTGCCAATTGAGGTAACTGTATAATGAGTTTTGGCGGCGGCGGAAGCGGTGGCAGTTCTACAGTTGCAGCTCATACACATAACAGCGCATTATCCGGAGATGGTGGAGCTTTATCAACTACTTTAACACAAATAGATACATCTAACTTATACACAAGGATAATCGTAGGTGCATAAGATGAAGATAAACGGACTTATTGATCACCCTCGTTGGTATGATATTAAATGTACATGCGACCATTCAAGTGTAGAAACTGAATTCCCAATTAAGAATTGTCTTCATTGTAAATTTCAAAAACAAGAAGATTCAATGCCACGTGAAGATTTTACAGTTAAAGAAAATGATATTGATGATAATGGCGAACTATTAGAATCAACACATGATAAAACAGTAACAGAAATAATTATTGATAGAGGGGATAAATACCAAGACATAAGAGGGTGGAAATTTTAGCTGCAGGCGACGTAATTAATATAGATATGGACAGCTTAACAGCATATCAGCCAGCTGCAACAGTTGAAATTTATGTATTAAAGGCATTTCGTGCTGATTCTTATAATGTAGATGTTGGTTTTCAAAATGGTACTAATACAAGCCATAATTATAACAATGCAAGTGCATCTGCTACAGATAGAACCGCAGACTGGAATAAATTTTGTATTACAAATGCTGAATATTATTATCAATCCAGAGGAGATTCTGGAACGGGCTTTTCAGGTATTCAAATAAAATAAGGAGGTGGAATGATGGAATCTCTCGCTACTTTAGGATTATTACTAGCCGCAATTATTACACCAATATCTACAATTGCACTCTTAAAAATTCACAACGCTAACAAATGATTGAGTATCTTACTCCGGCTTTATTGTTTTTTATCTTAGCGTTCGCTATAGAAACAAGAATGAAAGTCGCCAAGTTATGCGGACGACTGGACAAGAAATAAAGGGGGGGGGAATTATTCCCCGTGTTCTGACCAATCAAACAAGACCTTGCAGTAATTACAGCGGGTCTGAAAAGGTTTCTTGATCGGGGCTTCGCATTCTGGGCAATAATTATCAACCCATTTACGCCATTTATTCACGTCTTTGGCTCCTAAACAATACGTTCAGATAATCGGTTCGGGTCTGATAACCCAAGAACCATATCTGAATCATATAGTCTTCCAATAAATGACGACTTAGGACTTCGCTAACTTCGTCTTCTTCATGTTGTTTTTTCATTTTTGCCAATAACATTAATCGTTCTTGGCGTTCTTTTTGGCTTCCCATATACACACAGATATACATATATGATAAAAATATTCCTAAATTACCCCTAAACCGCTTTTTTAATTCGTGGCGGTTTATGGGTTCCCCAACCCCTTTCAACCGTTCCCCCGTTGCCACTTCCCAAACGGTATCTAAAAGAGGATAGATAAGATTCGTTTGGGAACAAAATAAACTTAGCGAAATAGTAGGGATTTGGGGGGGTTCGGGGGGGAAAAGGGGGTAAAAAACACTAATATCGTACTACTATTAACTAAATTAGTAATGGTATTAATGGAAATTATCGACACTTTAAGAGGTATGACCGGTATTGGATACGATAAAGAAAGGGAAATGGAAGAAGATGAAGACGGTTTTACGCAAGAAGACTATGATAACATAGGAGAAGACTATGATTGAGTATATTATACTAGTTGCAGTAGTTGCCGCCGGTGTTATGGGTATTATTATTACTAAAAACATGTTTGGGTCCAACGAGATTCATGGCAAACTAAAAAATCGATACCTGGAATACATTGACAGTTTAGAAAAAGATAATAAAAAATTGACAGGTAAGCTAAATAAAATGAAGCAAGGAGTATCTATATCTAAAGATGATTTTGACGAAGCCAACCCATTAGGGTCCATAGGTGCTTTAATTTCACAATTCGCGCCAATGTTACCAAAGAATATCCAACCTCTACTCCAAGACCCTAGCACAATGAAGTATGTTGAAAAACTTGTTAAAGATAATCCCGACAAAGTAAACGAGTTAATTCAAAAGTTTGTTAAAGCACCAAAAGCAGGTAAAAAAGATGATGTACCCGATAGTGAAGTCATGTCTATCTAAAAGAGGCATGGAAAAAGGAAAACCATGTACTGCATGCTATATAGGATATGGAATAATCTGGAATGGCGATACTTTTAAACTTGACAAGTGTCTTTTTTGTAACTAATGGTAAGGTTCAATGAAGCTCTTCTCGTTGGTATTTCGTTATTGGCGGCTTTGGTATTCTCTAAGGGTCGAGGGTCTTCTCCATCATTATCAAACATTTCGTTTATCAATCCCTTTACTGATTTGCTTAGTAAAGCACAAGCTCAAGCCATAGAAAAACAAGAAAGCAATATCGGAACCTTAGAAAATATCAGACAGTCTAACTTGGGAATTGCCCAGGACATTTTGGATTATGAAAAAAACATATCCAATGTAAAAATTAATCAATTACAAACCGAACTAGATAAAACTCAAAGTTTCATATCACAACAGCAAAAAGTCCAAATGGGGAATTTGTTTGGTTTAGGCGGAACGGGAAAAAGTTTGCTAAATAAATTTGATTCTTCTTACAAATATTATTCAAGGGTATGGACAGGGGAAAAAGGACCACTTAATCAAGTTTCTATATATCCAGATGTTTACATTCCATTAAATCAATCTGTTCGTGCAGGGTTTGCACAACAAGCCGCTTATGAAGAAGCACAACAAAGAATTGCAACAGCCAACGAGTTAGTATTTAGACAGCAAGGCGAAATAGACAGACTACAGGAAGAATATCAGACGAGATACGGTAATCTTAGCCGATATGGTTAAATTATAATACGTTATTCAGATGTTATGGTATCTTTAAACAGTATTCTTACACTTGGCGTTTTAGGCGGTGCGGCATTATTATATTTTAAATATGGCGGTTTATCCGGCATTGGTTCGGCTTTAGGTTCAGCAGTTAGCGGCTTTGGTTCCGGTGTAACTCAAGGATTAAACAGATTTGGTAATTTGGTAGAAACTCCACAAAGTAACGCACCAAACACAACTGCAAGAGTTGTAGAACAAGAACAACTTGGAGATTATGTTACAAAAGTGCCAACTGCACAAACAGGCGATACAGGATTATCCAGTTTTCAATCTAGCGGATTAACTTTTGCCGGTCTAGTTGAATCACTAAACATTCCACAAACTACTGTTAATTTAAGAACAGGAGAATTAAACACGCCTTACGGCGTTCAACCTTTAGACTTTACCTTTGATGGTTCGGGTGGTGTTAATACCGGTAGAGTCGGTTTATCAGATAGAACCGTAGCTGCACAACAGGAACTATCAGCTAAATTTGGAATTCCAACTTTTGACGTTTCAGGAAATCTTTCAACTTTTGGCGGCTTGGCAACTTCTAAAAATTATTCTAATCCAAGTTATCCAACACAAGGAACTGATTACTAATGGCTAGTGCAAAACAATTAGCGGCAAGAAGAAAGTTTGCTCGTATAATGAAATCAGGCGGATTTAAGAAGAAAAAGAAAGGAACAACTAAAGGACAAGTACGAAAAACAGCAAGACGTGCCTTTGAAGGTAAACGAAAAACGACAACTAAAAGACGAATTACGAAAACAATAAAAAGAAGAAGTGCACCAAGAAAAACAATGGCAAGAAGACGAACAATCACAAGACGCGTTAGTAGAAAAGGTCGCGGAATTGGTTCAAGTTTGAAAACCGGTGTAATCGGTGATGTCGTTAAAGGTATCGGTGCAGGTTCTCTAGTATCATTAGTAATGAGCAGAGTCGCACCAAATAGTTCAATCACTCCAATTGCTTCAACCGGAGCAGCTTTCTTAACAGGGGGCATTGTTGGCGGTGCAGCTAACTTGATTCTATCAGGTGGCTTATCATTGGGCGGAATCTTTGGCGGTAGTGCATCAGCACCAGTACAGGAGATGAGTGTTTAACGATGCCGATTCCTGTCCAAAGGACTTACCTAGGAACCCCAGCTGCACTTAATGCACCTGTGTTCATGGTAGACCAACAAACTTTACAAAACAATTTCCTTACTTTGACACCAAACGTCTTACAAGATGTTGTAAACAATCCAGACCCAGCAGCCGGACTTTTGTATCAATTTACACTAGTCAAAAACGGTAATGCTACAGCAGTAAGAGCTTTTAGTTCTGCTATCAGTCCAACTACTGCAGGTCGTGTTCCAATTGGTCCAGTCAATATGTCCAGCGGTTCATACCAATGGCAAATGACACAAACTTTAGGTGCAGTTACAGCAACAACAATACTAGTCAGATATGGAAGCCCATTAAACTAGGTGGATATTATGGCATTTTTTTCTAAACCAATCAACAACTTTCAAGTAAACAGTGGTAACACTCCACTT